GAGGCTCGGGCAGCGCGGCAGGATGCGTTCGCTGACGTTGTTGCCATTCACCGTGATGCGCCAGATCGGCGTGAGGTGCGCGGCCGGGCGCCGACCGTTGGCGAGCGTGGGCTCGACCTTGGGCAGCGAGGCAGCGATGGTGTCGGTTTCTGACATCGTGTGCTCGCTCAGCCGCCGGTCGCACCGCCGCTGACGCCCAGGTACTGCCCGAGGTCGGCGTCGGTATTGCCGGTGGTGTTTTCGAGGATGGTGCCAAGCTCGCCCATCTGCTCGGTCACGTCCTGCACGTCTTGGTCGACGCGCTGCAGCGTGAGCGTGAACTCGATACGGCGCGCCTCGCCTGTGACGTAGAACAGGGTGCGCGTCTCCTGCAGGTCGGTGATGACGAAGGCGCCATAGATGATGCCGGTGCCTTCGACGAGCACCCACGCAGCGCCTTGGTCGGCCATGGCGCGCAGCATGTCCAAGCTGGCCGGCTCACCCTTGAACTCTGGCATCACTACGCCGGTGAGGGTGATGATGTCCTCACCCGGCCCCAGATACTGCGTGGCGTTGCGCGCGCCCACCAGCGCCTGCGTGGCGTGCTTCCAGCTGCTGCGCCGCTGCAGCTCCTGATAGCTGAGCGTGTCAAGTTCAAAGACGAATAGGCCGAGGCAGAGCATGGCGCGTGATCAGTTGTCGTAGTCGATGAAGGACGCACGCATGCGCGCGTTCTTTGCCGCCTCGCGGCGGTCGAGTTCGGTGCGAATGGCGTTGGCCATGGCCTGCGCATCTGTGCCGGGCCCGGCAGTGATTTGGATGGTGATGGTGTCGCCCTGAATGGTGATCGTGCCGGGCGCGCGGGCGCTGCTCGCGGCCAGTGGGGCACGGGTGTCGAAGACCATGGGCGGCAGCGAAGGCACGCCACCAGCGCCTGCCATGCCGGGCATGGCCGCTGTGGTGACGCCTGCCATGCCGAGGGCGGCGGCGCGCAGCATGGGCAGCGTGCGATCGATGCCAATTGCGGCACCTTGGGCGATGTTGCTGCCGGCCTCGATGAACACGCGCGAGGGGCTGTGGATCCCGAGCTTTTCCTTGAACCAGCCGACCGTGGAGTCTGCGGCGCCGTTGATCGCATCCCGTACCGCACCCATCGCGCCCGTGATGCCGTCCACTAATCCCTGCATCATCTGACCGCCGAACGTCGTGAACTTCGCAGGCAGCTCGAAGCCAAACCACTGCATCACGGCCGCGAAGGCTTGGTAGAAAAGGCCCATGGGTGACCAGTTGAGGATGGCCGCGCCGATGGTGCCCAGCGCCGCAGGGATCGACCCGCCGAGGTACTGCCAGAACGCGGCGAACGTAGCCTTCGTCCGCTCCCAAAGTCCTGAAAAAAACCCGCTGATCGGCCCCCAGTATCGGTAGATCAGAAATGCTGCCGTGGCGATGGCTGTCACAGCCAGGCCGATGGGATTCATCAGCAGCGCGCGGCCAAGCCACATGACGGCCGATGCAGCGAACCCCAGCGTCTTCGTGACCAGCGTGAGCACAGGTGAAAGTACCGCGGCCTTGATGCCGAAGAGGCCCAAGCCATAACGCACGATGGCAAACGGTCCAAGCAAAGCAGCCGCGCCCAAGCTGAGTGCGCCGAAGCCTGCAGCAAGCAGGCCCACCCACAGCACAGCCTTGCCGATGTAGGAGGCGAGCACGGGATTCTCTGTGGCGAACTTGGTGATGCCCTGCAGGGCGCTCGTCGCGGCGTTGAGCAGACCGAGGTACGTGGGCAGGATGGCCTTGCCAGCTTGCAGCATGGCGTCGTGAAAGCGGGCCATCGTTTCGACCTCTTGGCCGCTGACGATGTTGCGCGCCTTGTCGTCGAGCTGCTGGATGCCATCGGCCCCAGCGTTGAGGCGCGCATTCTTGTGGATCTGGTCGCGCTGCAGGTACATCTGCGAGAACAGGTTCGATGCGGTGCGGTTGCTGAAGATGCTGCCGATGGAGTCGAGGATCTGTTCCTTGTCCTTGATCCCCTTGGCGGCCAGCGCTGGCAACAGCACTTGCTCCATCCATTCAAACTGGTTGGAGCGGAAAAGCTCGCTGCCCTTGAGCGCACCGGGATCGAGAAACGACATTTGTCCAGCCTTGTCGTGCTTGACCTTCGAGGGGTCACCGATCAGGCCAAGCGCCTCGATGTTCTTGGCGGCGCGTTTCGTGGTGCGGCCTTGGTAAAGGTTCTGGTAGGCCGACATGGTCGCCGTGCCCACGCGATTGCCGCCCATTTCACTGACCAACGCTTCAAGCTGGTAGTACATGGCCGAATCATTGAGCCCTTTGGCCGCGACACCGCCGGTCTTGATGAAGTTCAGCCATTCCTCCGGGCCGACACGCCCGCCGGTGGCGGTGATGACGCGCTGAACCATGTCGGCCTGGCCTTTGAACGTGTCTTCACTCGACAGCCCGCCGCGCAGTTCAATGACCTTGAGCATGTCGAGGAACTTGCGTTCGTTGGCGGCACCATCCTCTGCACCGAACATGGCGCTGTTCGCGAACTTCATCTTCGCCAGTGTCGGCATGACCATTTCGGCGTGGTGCACGTCAGCAAAGGCTGTGGTGGCGTCCAGCATCAACCCGAGGTTGTCGTTCATGCTGGTGCCGAAGGTCTTCATGCGCTTCGCGTACTCGACGGCTTTGTCGGTGTCCTCTTTGCCGAGTCCCAAGGCGGCGATGCGCGTGGTCGTGGTGTCGTTCTCGCGCACCTGGTGCAGCGGCTCGGTGACGGCACGGCGAATGCCGTATGCGGTGGCCACTCCACCGGCGCCGGTCATGGCCATGTGGCCCGCAGTTGCGCGGCCGCGGTCCAGCCCTTGACGCAGTGCAGCGCGCCGGCCGTTCACATTGGCCAACGATTCGAGCCGGGCTTTCTGTTGAGCAATAGCGCCGTTCGTCGACTCGATCTCTGATTTCAGGCGCGACTGGTCGACCGATAGCTTGCCGATGCCGCTCGCTGTCGCGGCGGTGCGCAATTGCACCAGTGCGTGGCGTTGCTTGTCGTATGCCGCGGTCGCCTTGTCCACCTGGCCCCGCAGTTTGCCGGCCTCAGCGCTGTTGGCGCCGTAGGTTCGGGTGACGCTGTCGAGGTTGGCGCGTAGGACCTTGAGCGCGTTGCCTTGCTGGGTCAGTGCGGACTGCTGCTTTCGCAGCCCATCCACTTGGGCCATCTGGTTGTTGAGCAGCTTGAGGGCATCGCGCGATTGCTTCAGGCCCGCGGCCGTGGCACGGCTCTGCGCGTCGAGCGGCTTGAGCGCGGCGACCGCCTTGTCGGCACCGGCCAGGATCAGCTTGAGGGTGAGCGGGTTGGCCATGATGGGTGTCGGTCAGTCGTCGTGTTTGTTCGGGGCGTAGCGCTTGCGGGCGGCCTCGCGCCAGTCCATGAGTTCGCCGATGGCCATGTCTTCCATGTCGGCAGGGCGCCAGTGGAAGACCAGCGCCAGATCTGCCATCGCGTCCTCTACGCGTTCTGCAAGACCGCGTCCCTCACCGACTTCTTGAGCAAAAAACTGATGATGTGCCCCCCGGCCTCGGACAGGTCGGCCGGGTCGAGCTGTGCGCACTCGGGCGGCGTCAGCGAAGGCAGCGTGATGCGCGGCAGCAGCTTCAGGATTTCATCGGCGTCGGCCTGGTGCAGCCGCTGCAGCGACAGGCCGCGCAGTTCTCCCGAGTTCGGCTTGCGCAGAGTGATCTCGGTGATGCTGGTGGTTCCGCGCTGGATCGGCGTGTCGAGCACGATGGTGTTCGGCACTGCGGCGACGGCTGCGGTGTCTTCGGTGCTGGTCGCGGGCTTTTGGGCGGTGTTCATGGTGATAGCTGTTTCGATCAGAGGTGGTGAGGTGGGCGGTGGGCAAGCGGCGCGGCGAGGCGTCAGAAGGTGGCGCCAAGGCCGATGGCGAAGCGGATGGCGCTGTAGATGTCGGCGCCGCCGACCTTGAACACCATGCCCGGCACGTCGATCTCGATCAGCTCGGCGCCGTCGACGGTGACCTTGTAGTAGCTCAGGCTCGCCTTGAATTCGTGTTCGTTGTTCTCGCCGGCCTCGGCGTCGTTGGGGTTCCACTCGCTCAGACGGCCGCGGCAGATGACTTCCACGGCGCTGACCTGGCCCGTGGCATCGTCCTGATAGGCGCCGGCGAACCGCCAGACGTTGGCGCCGACGGTCTGCGCCCCCAGCATTGCGATCAACTGAGTCTTAAGGCCGCCGGCCTTGATGCCCAGCTCGAGCTTGTCGTGGCCCAGCTCGATATCGACCGAGCCATGCATGCCACCGGCACGGTATTCCTCCATCTTCTTGGTGATGGTGGGCAGGGTGACGCTGGGGATTTCGCCGATCCAGCTTTCGCCGTCGCCGAAGAGTGCGAAGTTCTTGAGTTTTTTGGGCAGGCCCATGGTGTGCTCCTATGCGGTGTGCGTTGCGGGTCGACGCTTCACGCAGCCTGAACGGCGGCGGCGAAGTTGGCGAGAAAGTCGTCGGTGATGGTCTGCATGAAGCCCAGGTCTTCGAGCGGCGGCACCGGCGTGTAGCGGTAGCTGATGCGCAGGCGCCCAACAGCCAGTTCTTCCTTCGGGTTGAGGTCTGGATTGAGGAAGGCCTCGAAGCCGATTAGATAGCCGCCAGTCACCAAGTCGCGGCCCTTGGCGTTGATGCTGGCGAGCATGTCTTTCACCAGACTTGGGTGCATCGGCTTGTCGACGAACGTGAAATGGGCCTCAGCCATGGTGTCGGCCAGCACCTGCGCTGTGCGGGTGTAGTTCTCGAAGAAGAACTTGCCGCCCTGGGCTTCGGTGGTGCGGTTGCCCCAGAAGCGATAGCCGCTGCGATTGATGATGGTCGTGACTTCGAGGCTGTTCAGATAGTTGGTGTCGCTGCTCGGGCTTTGCAGGTCGAAGAACACGTCCGACGTGATGCCTTGCGGACCGTTCACCACGACGTTGGAGAGCGTCTTGTGCCAGCCGATCTGCTGGTCGAGCTTGGCGCGAAGGCCCAGCGCGAAGGCGGTGGCCGGCACGACTTCGGGCTCGCTGGTGGTGGTGTTCCACGCGAGGAAATTGGGCCAGATGACCATGAGCTCGCGCTTGCCGAACTTGGCGCGGTACAGCGTGGCTTCTTCCTTGGTGGTGGCGTAGGCCAAGCCATCGACCTTGCGCGCCGCGACGTAGCCGAAGCCTCGAAGCGCTTCGGCGACGGTGCCGATCTCGATGGCGACCGGCTCGGTGTCCAGACCCGGCGCGCCGATGATGCGCGGCTTGTAGCCGAGCTGGCCCTGCGCGGCGAGCAGCGCCTGCAGGCCCGTTTTCTGGCCGTTGGCGTTGGTGGTGCCGATGACGTTGCTGGTGGTGGTCGCGTCATCCACGCCGGGCTCGACGCGGACGACGATGGTGAACGTCTGGGCCTGCTGTGCGATGGCCTTGAGCGCAGTGGCCAGCGTGCCCGTGGCGCCGGCCTTGCCGATGCTGCCGCCGGGGTTGGTGAGCAGCACCGGCGTATTCAGCGGAAATGCGAGGGGGTCGGCCAATGGCGCGGTGGCGATGAGGCCAATGATGGCTGTGCTGACGACGCGGATGGTGGCGCCGCCTTCGTCGACTTCAAAAACGCGTACGCCGTGGTGGTATTCGGTGGACATGGTGAAGTACTCCTGAGGATATGAGGTGGGGAACGGTGGTCGAGCTAGAGCTGCGCGGCAGCGATGAACAGTTCATCGATTGCTTCTTCGTCGAGATCGAGCATCGGTCCGAGCGTCGCGACGAAGGGCGATGCGCGTTCGACCGTGGCTCCATAGTTCCAGTCGATCTCGGCGGCTTCCTTTTCCGGACTGGGCAGCAATGCGATGGCGTCGTCTACAGCCTGCAGCTTGTCGACGGAAAGCAGTGCGCGACGCGCCTGGCGCATGGTCACCTGGTGAGGGACCACGGGCGGTAGCACTTCGAGGACAGTTTTCGGTCGACCGCCAGCGCCGGGCTTGATGGTCATCCCCGCTGCTTGTTGTGCGAGCAAGGATTCATGCTCCTCGACGCTCACCTCCACCGCGTCGAGCGGCAGCTCGGCATGGATCTCGTCGTCGAAGAACCCGTTCTTTGAGGGCGAATAGAAGAGCATGGCTATCTCCCGATTGCCAGCCAGTAGATGGCGAGCGCGGTCTGGGCGTTGTTGAGGGTGGGGTAAGCGCTGAAGCCGGTGAGGCTGGTCGTGCCCACGTTGACGACATTGCTGTTGTTGCTGGCGCTTGTGGCCTGCGCGCTGAGATACAGCAGTGCGCCGGGGAATGCGATGGGGAACGTCAGCGCCTGATTGCCCGCGAGGTTGGCCGTGCCCCACTGGAGAATGATTCCGTTGGGGAGCTTCTGGTAGTTGTTCGTCGAGGTGAACTGGTCCTGCCGCACGGCGTGGCCGGCGCCAGTGGACGCTGCAATGTTGAAGCTCTGTCCGGCGTCGCCGGCTTTCGGGGCGAACCGGGCGTCGGCCGTGTCTCGGTTGAGGGCGTGGCGCCCGTTGGTGGCCGCGGCGATCTGCAGCCCTCCACCGTTGCAGGCGATGAGCACGAAGACGTCGAGGCTCGCATTCCAACTGACCTCGCAAATTCCATTGGCGATGATCTCGCCGCCCTGCAGCGCAGCGCCCCCGAGCCCATAGACCGGTTTCGCACCTGAGCCGTTGAGGTTGAGGGTGGTGGCGCCAGCGTTGGCCGCCTTCGCCTTGAACCACAGTGCCATGCCGTCGACGCGAGCGGCCGGCGCGGGAGCGTAGTCGACCACGATGGCATTGGCCGCGCCGGTGTCAATTGCGAACATCGGCGCGTTTTTCTGAATCAGCGCAACGGCTGTCCCCGGATCTTCCGCGCCGATGTTGGCGCGCGCCTGTGTGGCCTGCGCGGGAGTAAGGCCCTGCGCCGCATCATGTCGAACGTATTGAGCGTGCGGGTTCGCCGCGGCGACGTGCGCGGCCAGATCTGCATCGGTGGCGTACTGGGGGTGCGGATTGGTGGCGCCAACGTGTGCGGCCAGGTCGGCATCCGTTGCGTACTGGGGATGCGGGTTCGCGGCAGCTTCGTGCGCGGCCACCGCGTTACCCAACGCAGCGGCCAGTTCAGCTTCGGTGAACGCCCAGCGGACCCATTTCGCGGCATCGGAGCCGGGCGCGACGTTGAGGCTTTCACCGACGCTTTTCCAAGTGGTGCCGGCGTAGCTGACATACGCCACATTGGCGGGATAGGTTAGCGCGGCGTCCCAAGGCGTGACGTTGCGCAGGCGCTGATAGCGCGCGCGGTTGGCGAGCTGTCGCGGCGCCTTGTTGTCGATGCCGGTCGGGCCGCCGAGGACGGGGTCATCTTCCTCAAGCTGGTAGATGCCCTCTTCCCACAGGTCGGATTCGTTGAGATTGGCCATGTCAGGCGCTTCCGTGGTTGTAAGCGCCGTCGCGTCGCGTAGCGCCGTTATGGCTGTTCGCGACCGCTGCATATCGCAGAGCCACGAGGTGGCAGCGCGCAGGGGCAACGGACGGCAGGAGCTTGCGCAGCCGCTCGGCCTGCGCATTGGTGATGGGGCGCTCGAAAGAGACCATGTAGGTCGCCCAGGTGGTCTCAAGCGGTGCGTGTGGATAGGTGCCGTCGCGCCGGACGGTGCCGTTGTGGGTCCGCCCACCGACGCGTTCGAGGATGTCGACTTCGCCGAAGCCGAGCGAGCGGATCAGCAGGCGGATCGCCCACGGCGTGCCCTTGCGGCGGTGGATCTCGATGCTGTTGAGGATGAGCGCGCGGCGCGCATCGTCGGACTTGGCTTCATGCCAAGCCTCGACCGACAGAGTCCACGACAGCCAAGGTAAAGCGGCTGCGAGGCAATGCGCCGCGCTCCACAGATGGCGCAGGCCGTCGGTGGATAGTGCGCGTTGGCTGAGGCCGGCCAGCGCCGCCTCCAGCGGCGTGCGGTTGGGCGGCAGCAAACGCTGCGATGGCGTGAGGCTATTCATCGACAACAACCTCGGACAGGTTGACGCCCGTGACGCGGACCCATTGGGTTTTTGTGGTCAGGATGTCGGCGGGCGGCACGTCGATGTCGATGCGGCTCATGCCAGGCTGGTGCAGGGCGGCGTCGATGCCCGAGCGCGGGAGGCCCGCACCGAGGCGGCGCACGCTGAGCAGCCACGCGTCAAGTTTCTCGCGAGCCTGCGCCGCAGCGACTTCGCCAGCGGGGCCGGGCTGGCGGTACATCGTGGCTGTGATCGGCGATTCGATGATCTCGGCCGGCTGAACCGAAACCAGATCGCACAGCGGTCGGATTTCCTCGGCGTTGAGCGCGTTGCGCACCGTTGTGAGCAAGGCTTCGTCCGCCTCGCCACTCGCAGCCTCGGACAGGATGGTGACGCGCACAGTGCCGGGTGCGGGGCTGTCGACGCCAACGTCGGCCGCTTGGGCGCTGGCGGTGAGGGCGTGAAAGCGGTAGCTCTCTTTGGGGCCGGCGGTGGTGATGCCTTCCATCGCCAGCTGTGTCCGCTCGCGGAGCCGGTCATCTTTTTCCCAGACGGCGGCCACCGGCGGGATGGCGTCGGGGTCGGCGGGCGTGACCAGCAAACGCTGCACCTGAAAATTCGCAGCGAGGTTGTCAAGATCTGTGCCCACGGCATAGGCCAGCATGCAAGCCTTCGCTGCGTCGTTGATGCGCTGCCGCATCAACATTTCGCGATAGGCGCCGAGTTCCAGCAGCTTGGTGATCGGATCGGATTCGAGCAGCAGCCCGTAGTCGATGCCGGCCAGTGCGCAAAGCTCCTGAAACTCGGTCTTGTGCTCCTGCAGGATGGTCTCGAAGTCGAGCACTTCGATGACGGCCGGCGGCGGCAGAAGGGTCATGTCCATCGTCATGCGCCCGCTCCCACGATGACACTGGACGTGACGGACTCACCGCTTTGCGTGTCGCGTCGGGCGATGGAAATCTCGCACTTGCCCTGCGCGTTGAAGCGGATGGCGATGCGGCTCACACGCGTGCGCGGCTCCCATTTCATGATGGCTTGCGCTGTCGCCGCGATGAGGCGCAGCCGATTGGCGGCTGTGGCGGGATGGTCGACCAGCTGCGGCAGAAAGCTGCCGTAGCTGCGGCGCATCAGGCGCGAGCCGATGGGCGTGTTGAGGATGTCTTCGATGGATTGGCGGATGTGCTCGCGGCGAGTGAGCATGCGACCGGTGATCTTCGAAATGCCGGTCATGCGACGGGCCCTCCGCTGATGTCGCTGCCTTCTTGCACTTGGTCGTGGTGGTGGCCCTGCACGCTGATCTCGCCCGCGACGATATCGCCGCCGTCCGTGGCGATGCCATGGCCGTTGATGAAGCTCATGTCGCAGTTGATCTGAGCACCCTGGCCACCGGGGCCGACGCCATAACCGACCATGCCCTGCTGCCAAGTGAGCAGGCCCATCACGGTGAACATGCCGGTAGCAATGGTTTGCGGCGCGTCGAGCTTGATCTGCTGCGCTTCGACGGTGACCTGCTGCGAGTGGACGGTGGCGCTGTCGTCGGCCGTCACGTCGGCCGTCTTGCATTTCACGGTGATCGCGTCGGGGACGGTGATATCCGCAGTTCCGTTCTCGGGCAGTGTGATCTTGAGCGCGTGCGCTGCGTGGTCGTATTCGATGACTGCGCCGTCGGGGTACTTCGTGACCGTCTTGTTAGGGTCTGCGCTCGGTGTGGGGCGGCTCGCGGTCGGCACGCCGGTCAGGACGAAGCCGCCTTCGGTCAGGCCGCCGGGCGAGAAGAGCAGCACGCATTCGCCGACGGTGGGCGGGTTCCATGTGCCGGTGTCGCCGGCGCGCTGCTCGATGTACGGGCGCCAGTCGGATGTGGCCGTCTCGGAGAGCTTGACGCGCACCAGCGGTGGCGTGGCGCCATGGTCGACGGCAGCGATGGTGCCGACGCGCACGACGTTCTCGATCTGACGTTTCAGATCGGAGAATTGTTGGACGGGATCGACTGGACCGGGCATGCAGCCACTGTGCCGAAGGGCCCGCGTGTGCGCGAGCGTCGGCGTGGGTGCGGGTGGCGGGGACTGTTGCGCCCTTAGCGTGTGTGGCTTGGCGTCAACCGCCCGCGGTGATGTGGTGCATCACGATGTCGGTGATCGCGTCTTCGTCGGCGGCGGTGAAGCCAAGCAACTCGCGCCGTGCGTATTTGACGGTGACCGTTTCGGGCTTGCGCCAATCGACTTTATCGCGCAAGCCGTATTGATGCACGCGTGCGATACGTGCGCTGCGACCGCCGATGGTGACGATGGCGCTGTTGGCCGTGGCCGTCTTGCGTAGGCGCTTGGCTTGGCGCAGCTTCTCGAACATGGTGCGGCGGATGGCGCCTTTCTTGTTGCGCAGGCGTGGCTTGCGCGGTTCGTAGGGCGTGCCGTCGGGATTGCGCTGCGCGGCGATGCGCTCGGCCTGGCTGCGGCGCATGTACGTGGACACCTGCACCATCGCCGCGCGGCGCCGCGCAGGCCCGAGGCCGGCGAGCAGCGGGGCTGCCCAGGTGGCGAGGCGGTTGAGTTCGTCGGACATGTTCAATCGTCCATTGGCTCGATACGCCATTCGGCTGCGAGGTCGGCGATGGTTTCCGATTCGCCCGGCACCGCGAGCAGCGGCTCGCCGATGTGACGCGTGGTGAGCCGGTTGACGCCGCCAACGGTCTCGCCTTTCACCGCGACGGTTTCGGTGAGGTCGATCTCGATGCCGATGTCTGCGGTCTGGTGGTCGATGATTTCAGACTCGAAGCGGAACGCTCTTTCCCGCCGCGCGGGGTTGTCGAAGATATCGGGCTGGTGTCGCTTGAGCCACGCGACGATGGGGACGACGAGCACGTCGGTGCTGCCGGCCCAGTCGGTGATGACGATGTTGAGCGTGTAGCGGTACTCGAAGGACAGCGCCGGCGTGCCGGTGTGGACGATCTGGCCGCGCTCGATGAAGACGGTGAGCTTGTCGGGGTTGGTTGCGAGGTCGGGACAAGCGCGGGTGATGTGGTCGCGCAGCAGCTGCGGCTTCTTCATGGCTCAGGGCTCGGGCTCGGCGCCGGCATCTGCGAGCGCGCGGTCGGCTCGGATGACATCGGCAAGAAGGTGGATCTGCTGGTCTCGCTCGACAACAGTTGCGCGGAGCTGTTCAGCCACGCGTCGGCCATCAGCAAGACTGGCATCGAGTCGGGCCGCATGACCCGCGAGACGGTCGCGCTCAGCGTCGCCGGCCTTGGACATAGCGAGGTATTGAGCAGCGCGGCCTTCGGCGGTGCGCTGCAAGCGCTCAGCACGAGCGAGGCGCTCAGCAGCATCGGTAGCGGCAGGGGCCTGCGCGGCCTGGTAGGTGTCGACGGCTGCGGTGATGTTGTCGGCATGGGTGGATTCCTTGGTGCGGCTGGTGGTGGCCTGGGCTGTTTCCGCCTTGGCCTGCTTCGTGTCTGCCCCGTCCCATTTCTGCTGAACGCTGGCGGCGCCGTTGCTGTGTCCCGTGCCGTAGCCGAGCGCGCCCGAGCCGGCGGCGATGAGGACGGCCACGGCGGCCATGGTGAGGGCGTTCATGGGATCGAAGGCATGGAGAGCAGCGCTTCGAGCGCGCGATTGCAGCGCTCGACCCTGTCGATATGGCCCGTCATGGCGGCACCGTTTATGCCGCGGGTGATGGCATCGAGGCTCCAGCGGTCGGCGTGGGCATTGAGGTCATTGGCCTGCCAGAACCATGCAGCGGTATGCGTGGCGCCGGCATGCTCCGCGACGAGGTCGGGCTGGCTTTCGCACGGCAGGTCGGTGCCGGCTGCGGCGCGGCGGTAGTTGCCGCGGCCCGTGATCTGGATGAGACCCCGGCCGCGATACGTCCAGCCGTCGCCGGATTCGGCATTCCCGTTTCCGTTTCGACCGGCATAGACGACGTTGGCCATGGCCTTTGGCTGCCGAGCGTAAGCGCGGGCTCGATCAACCTGGCGCAGGGCAGAGAACATCTTGGCGATGCGTGCTGGGTCGGGGTAGTACAGGTTCTCTTCGAGTCGCGTGAAACCACTGGATTCGTGGCTGCACTGGCCGATGAAGGCCGCCATGCGACGCGGGGTGCCGATGTCGAAGCGCTCGAATGCTGCGGTCAGGTGCGGCAAGAAGGCGCGCGCGACGGCGGGGGTGACGCCGGTTGCGATGAGCTGGGCAAGAGTCAACATGGCAGTGTCAATTGATGGTTGGTGGCTGTTGTGCCGGCGGTGGCGTACCGGGGGTCACGCGCGGGATTCCCAGGTCGGCGCGGATGTCATCGGCAAGCTGCCCGATGTCGTGGCCCTTGCGTCGCTCCAGCCAGAGGAAGATGGCCGCCACGATCCATGGCCCGGGGATGCTGCAGAGGACGAAGACGCAGCCCGTGATAACGAAGAAGCCGGCCTCGGGAGGGAAGGTGGCGAGTTGCGCCAGCGCGGCGCCGGCCGTGAAGATTCCCGGCTTGTGCTGCATGAGCAGCACCAGCGCGATGGTGCCGAAGACAAAGGAACTCACCAGACAGCCGATGACGCGGTTGATCAGGTCGTCCCGAGCGTTTCCGGGTCGCAAGGGCACGAATCGCATCCCGAGCCAGAACGCGATGAGGCTGGCGATGACCGGCAGGGAGAGCAGGGCCAGCTTGTAGCCGGCTGCGGTGCCCGCGGCCGCGGCGGCGGTGGTGGGTTCGGTCATGGTGTGGTGGTTGATGGTGGATGCGGGCATGGTGGTTTCTCCTAGTCCCAGAGCTGCACGGTTTCGATGCGCGCAGTGTTGGAGGGGAGGTCGGGCAGGGTGACGGCGCGGCCGAGCGGCAGGATGGGGCCGAGGTCGGCAAGGCCGGGGTTCATCCGATAGGTGGCCTCGGTGACGCCGGCCGTGGCGCCCAGGTGGCGCAGACAGAGCACGTCGACGGTGTCGTGCTGCTGGGCGATGACGGTGCGTGGCATGGCTAGATCAGCTCCACCGTGAGGCGCGTGTTTCCGAGGATGTCGCGCACGGACCATGTGGCATCCCGGCGGTACTGCTCGGCTTGCGTCTCGCGGGTTTCTTCCTGATCGTCTTTTCGCGCGCGGCCGGTCGTGTCGTAGTCGCTGTAGCGCTCGATCAGGTTGGCCTTGGCGTGGCAGTACACGGCGCGTCGGTAGCGCTGCACGTTGATGGATTCACCGTCGATCTGCAGCGCGGGCACCGCGGCCAGGTTGGCGCGCCCTTCCTCCTGGCGGCTCTGCGCCCAAGTGGCGAGCAAGCCGATGGTGGCGGCGACTGCCTCCTGTACGGCAGGCAGCAGGCGCTGGGGCGTGATGGTGCCGTCGAGCCGCATGGCGTCGCGAAGTGCGGCGAGATCGATCGTCGGCCACCAAGCGCCCGCCGATACCGTGCCGAGCGGCGCAGGGTCGCTGGACGGTGTGGTGCGCACGAGTGGCGGTGCGGCAGCGATGAGTGACATGTTGGCTCGGCGTTGTGTGTAAGTGGGCGGTGGCCGTGGCGCGTGTGGTGAGGGTTCAGCCTTTCACGCTGCGCCACGGGCCGCCCTGCACGTGGGGTGCTCGGTTGCGCTACTTGCCGGCCGCACGCTTGCGCGCGGCGGGTGCCTTCTTCGCCGCGGCAGTGGTCTTGTGCGCGGCTTTCGGCTTGGCGGTAGCGGGTTGTTGGGTGTCGCGGTCGGGCGATGCGTCGGACTTCGCCTCGCTGGCCAGGGTCGCGGCCTTGTCGGCCTTGGCGAGCGCACGCTCGATGCGCTCGATGTCTTTCTTCACACCGGAATTGCTGTCGAGTTCCAGAGCCCGCTGCAGTCGTTCCAGGGCGAGGCGCAGCGCCTCGGGTTCGATGGCCGCGTGGTCGGGCTCGTCGGCCGTCTGCACCTTGCCCAACGCGGCGTACGCGATGGCCTTGTGCAGCTTGGCCCGCGCCTGGTCGGGTGCGTCTTGATCCGCCGTGAGCGTTTCGGCCTCGATGAGAAGCGCCGCGGCCTGCGCTCGCGCCGCGCTGTTGTCGTCGACGTCCAGCACCACAGGCGCGAGGTGGCGCGTTCCATCTTCGCCAGCCGTCACCACCAGTGGCGACCATTGGCCCTTGAGGTAGGCGTTTGACAGCTCGTCGATGACGATGGCCGCCGGACTGCGCTTGTAGTCGTCGGCCATCGGCATGCGGTGCCGAATGACATAGGCCCCGATCTGCAGGCCCAGCGCGTAGGCGCCAGCGTCGAAGGCCCACACCATTAGCGTGGTGAGCACCTGGTCTTGCGCACCGTTGCCGGTGTTGAGTGAGGTGTCGACCCAGTCGAAGTACTCGGGCAGCAGACGAGCCTTCAGCTCGGCGCGGCGCTCATGCGACTGGATCTGTGAGAGGCGGTTCTTGTCCTGCGAAAGCTTGACACGCATGAGCCCATAGGCGTCGCCCTGCAGCTCGACGCCGTAGGGGCTGGCGGCCTGGGCCTGTTCTTGCAGGATGCGCGCGCGGTGGCGCTGTGCGGGGCTGAGTGGGCGCATGGTCTTGTGCTTGGCTGGTGGGATGAGTGCGCGGGCTGGCTGCGGCCCGCGCGGCGGTTTTCGTCAGACGGATGTCTGCCTTTTGGCGCCTGGGTTACGCGACCAGCTCGATGTTTTCCACGAGCACCGCGCGGCCGTAGTCCTCGACAACGTACGCATCGTTGGACGACTCGTAGTTCTCGATCTGGTCGCGCTCGGGCACGTCCTTGATGTTGCGGCGCCGTGCGTCGCGCTGCCAGTACAGCGAGAGGTTGGCCAGAGTGGTCACCATTACCTTGCCGGCGGGGAAGAACGGGACAGTCACGGCCTGCAGGCCGCCCACGCGCTTCTGGCTGATGACGATGTCGGCGGCCAGAGCTTCGGACGGTGGCTGATCCTTGTTGACCAGTGGGAAGTACTTGTCGTGCATGAGACCGCGCCCGACAACGGCCACGAGGTCCGGATCTTCTTGATTCCACGGGTCCAGCAGCGTGATGGCGTCGTACACGACCGCATCGAGGTTGGCGTAGTCGCTGGTGGCGGCGTCGGGTCCGACGATGACCTTGCCGGGCTGCTTGTCGCCCTGGGTCACGACGTTCGCCGCGGCGTTCTCGCGCATCTGCTGCAGCCAACCCTTGTTCACGTCCTGCAGCAGCGGGTTGGCGGCGAGATCGGTAGTGGCGGCGATGCTGGTTCCATTGAAGCCGATGCAGATGCGGTCCAGCGCCTGTCGCCGGATGATGGCGTCGCGTACGAGGGTCTGGAAGTTGGGGAATCCGGCCCACGCATCGAGCTGCGCGTAGCGAATGGCGGTGTCGGAGTTGGTCTGGACACAGAGGTATCCCTTGTCGTCCATCGCCGTGACGTTGCGCGGCTTGCGCGTGCCGTTGCCGGTCGTGTCCGTGCGGCCTGCAACGGGGCCGTTCACTCCGATGCCGATCTTGGCACCCATCTGCTCTGTCACGCCGACGACGTTGATGCGCTGCAGGAACGCACTCGACTCCTGCATCTTCGATTCGAGGGTCTGCTGCACGCGCGGCACGACGTTGAATTTCTGAACGACGCTGGCAACTTCGTTGATGGTGGCCAGCTGGGCGAAGTAGGCGTTGAGTGCCTGGCGGGTTTCTTTGCGCATGATGTGTGCTGCCTATGTGATGTTGCGGAAGGGTTTGCGTTGGGTGGGGCGAGTGCGTTTCAGCAGTCGGTCTTGGCGGTGCCGTTGCCGCCGGCCGCGGGCGGGCGCGGGGCGCCGGCCGGGGTGTTGTCGAGTGCGGCGTACTTGGCCTGCAAGTCCGCGAGCTGCGTCTTCATCTCTCCGATGGTCTTGTCGGCGGCGCTCAGCTTCGAAGTGGTGTCTGCAGCGTGTTGCTCGAAGGCTTCGCCGATCTGCTGGAAGCCCTCGACCACAGCGGCGAAGCGCGCATCGTCGGTGGTCGCCTTGGTGCCGAACTTGGCCAGCGCGCCGCTGATGGCAGTGCGCAACTTGGCCAGGGCGCCATCTTCGGCGGCGTCCTCGAATTCCAGGGTGGCTTCTTCGGCCGAGGTGAAAAGATCCTCGGGCTGTTCCTTGCGCGCGGCGAACGGACTCGCGTTCGGGTTCTTGGCAGCGAACTCGAGCATTTCGGTGCCCAGGCTGGCGGGGTTGTCGGTGACGGCGAGGCCGATGAGATAGGCCTTGTCGGTGTCGGCGAACTTGGGTCGCACTTCCATCGACGTGTAGATCTTCTGGCGCTTCTTGTTGATGGCGATCAGCTCATCTGTGGGCGAGATCTGCGCGAAGAGGGCAAGCTTCTTCGCGCCGCCGATTTCGACCTCTTCGGTCTTGAGGGCCAGGACGTCGCCATAGGCTCGGAATTCGCTGTTGGGGCTGTAGCCACGCATGTGCTCGACGTTGATGCGAGCGCCGTAGACCGTGGGGTTGTAGCTCGCGGCCATCTGTTCGAGCCAGGCCCGGTCGATGACGCGGCCGTCGCTGGTGGCGCCTTCGACGCCGACGCGGAAGAACTTGGAAACCGGCTTTTTCGCGGTGGTGGACATTGGCTTGACTCGCTGCTGGTTGATGGGTTGCCGCACTGGTGTTGCGACGTGCCAGCCAATGGTGTCCGTGGTGCCGCGCGCGCTCAAGCCGCTGCGCGTGTGGCAGTGGCGGGGACTGTTGGACGTGGTGGCGATGCTTCGCGCGCGCGGGCAACCTCGGTGTCATGCCCCTTAAATCCGCTGCGCCCGGCCACGCTCGCCGGTCTGTCTCCGCTGCTGCGAAGTCCGCGCCGCACAAGCGTGGGCGGGTTGCGAGCACTGTCAAAGTGGCGTCGCCTGCTGTCGTTGCTGACAGCGTCGCGAGCACTGAGACGGGCCAGATTGCCACGTTGACGCCGCAGGCGCAACCCCGTACCGCTGCGCGCTTCCTTGCTTGGACAGGGTGGAAGGTCAAGCAGATCGCCGAGCACCTGGGCATTCCAGCGTCGACCGTGTACGGCTGGAAGGAGGCGGACAAGTGGGATGACGCGCAGCCGCTCGACCGCGTCAATGGTGCGCTCGAAGTGCGGCTGATCCAGCTCATCCTGAAGACGGAGAAGACCGGCGGCGACTACAAGGAAATCGACCTGCTGGGGCGACAGCTGGAGCGCACCGCGCGCGTGGAGAAGTACCAGCAGTCCGGGCGAGAAGGCGACCTGAATCCGAACATCGCAGCGCGCAACGCTGCACCGAAGCGCAAGCCCAAGCGCAACGAATTCAGTGAAGACCAGATCGCGCTGCTCGAAACGAAGCTGCGCGAGTCGAACTTTCCCTTTCATCAAACGTGGTTCGATCAGCAGTACCAGCGCCTGCGCGCGATCCTCAAGGCGCGGCAGATCGGGGCGACGTTCTATTTCTCTCGCGAAGCGCTGCTGTCAGCTGCAAAAGAGGGGCGCAACAAACTTTTCCTGTCGGCCTCGAAGGCGCAGGCCCACCAGTTCCGCAGCTACATCGTCGACTTTGCGAAAGAGGTGGACGTCGAGCTGAAGGGCGAGAACATCAAGCTGTGGAACGGTGCAGAGCTGATGTTCCTGGGCACCAACGCGATGACGGCCCAGTCGTATCACGGCGACTTCTACTTCGATGAATTCTTTTGGGTTCCGCGCTTCAGGACCATCAACAAGCTGGCCAGCGCGATGGCCTCGCACAAGCACTGGCGAAAGACCTACTTCAGCACGCCGTCGGCGATGTCGCACGAAGCCTATGGCTTCTGGACCGGCGACGACAGGAACAAGGGTCGGGCGAAGAAAGACCATGTTCGCATCGACACGACCCACAAGGCGCTGCGCGGCGGCGCGCTGGGCTTGGATCGCAAGTGGCGCGACATCGTCACGGTGGAAGACGCGGTTGCGATGGGCTTCGACCTGTTCGACATCGCCGAGCTGCGCGAGGAATACAGCCTCGACGAGTTCGCGAACCTCTTCATGTGCCAGTTCATCGACGACAGCCTCTCGCTGTTCACGCTGGCGCAGATGCAGGCATGCATGGTCGACAGCTGGGAGACGTGGAGCGACGTCAAGCCGCTATGGCTTCGGCCCTACGCTCATAACCCCGTCTGGGTTGGTTATGACCCCTCGGACAAGGGAGACGCCGCCGCGCTCGTCGTGGTCGCGCCGCCGCGGACACCTGGCGGCAAGTTCCGCATCCTTCACCGCGAGCAGTTCAAGGGCTCCGACTTCGAGGCGCAGGCCGAGGCGATCCGCCGCATCACCCAGCAATACAACGTCGTGCACATCGGCATCGACAAGACCGGCCTGGGCGAAGGCGTTCATCAGATCGTCAAGAAGTTCTTTCCTCAGGTGAAGGGCTACCAGTACAGCATCGAGGTGAAACAGCGCCTCGTGCTCAAGGCACAGCAGGTGATCCACAAAGGACGGCTGGAGTTTGATGCCGGCTGGACGGACATCGCCGCGGCCTTCATGGCCATCAAGCGCGTGCTCACGGCCAGCGGCCGGAACGTGACATACGACTCGGGGCGCTCCGAAGTAACGGGACACGCAGATCTTGCGTGGGCAACGATGCACGCGCTCGACAACGAAACACTGGCCGGCGACGTGGTCGGCGGCAACTCTCGCATGGAGATTTTTGGATGAGCAAACGCAAAAGCGGCCGCGGCCGCGAATTGGTCCGCACCCCGCCGGCGGCGACGTCGACGACCCTGATGACACAGAGCGATGGCAGC